AGAAGCCTTGGGAGTCAAAGTAGACTGCAAAGAACCTAACACCTCATCATAGGAAGAGCGGAATTCATTATAACAAGGCTCTTTAGCTACTGCCACACTCTGAGAAGACGAACCAGTGTCCCAACCATAACCAAGACGCCAGAAAGGAACATCTTGATAACCAATATCGTTATAAATCGGATTAAAATAATCGGGACCACGATACTCCAAATAATCGGGACGGATACCAGTCCAAAAATAAACAGGCCGAATGGTCAGCATATCAAAGATATAACCGGGCTCCCTAAAATAATAAGTCTGTTCTCGTCCAAGCACAGTATTAAACGCAATGGAACCGCCCATCTGGCCAAGTGCAGAAGCTTCACCACCTGCAAAACCAGACTGGCCGGCTTGATTCATAACGACCTGGCTGTTAACCATAACGGAAGAACTAAAAAGAAGCTTCGGACGATCCACATGTTCAATCTTAGAAGCAAAGAACGTATAAAGCCAATCAGAATAACGAGAACCGGAAGCACCGATAAGATCCTTATACTCCTGCAAACGTGTCGCAACAGCAAGCTGCGGGATAGTCTTTACACCTGTAAAATCAACATCAGAATTAGAATCACCCGGAGGCATAAGACGACTGAAACGATCGGGAGAACTCGGACACACTGCCATAGGATGCGCTGCCAAAAAAGGAACGTTCAACGTGGCAGCAAAATAAACCTTACTGGGAACATTAGTATCGGTACCAGTGCCATTATTCCAATTAACCTTAGGTTCCTGTACATCATAAGGATAAGCCGGAACATTAAAATTCAAAGACTCCGGAAACGTCTGAACCAACTTCGAAAAATCCGGAGCAGCGGCAATAGTACCATCATTAAACAAATCAGAACGAAGAATCTCTACAAACAAATCAGAACGGTTCCAAGACAACTCATCAAGATCATCAGAGAGCTTCCTATCCTTCGGATAAAACATCGTTTCAAAATAATGATCCAAAAACTCCAAATTACCATAACGCTGCCAAAAATAAGAAGCTTGCGAACGGTACTCAACCTTCGACACGGAAGAGGTGGAAGAAGTATAATAAACAGGCCGATAAGTTCCGGGATGGGCAAAAGAAAAAACACCCCAAGAAGAATACGAATAATAATTGCGAACAATATCCCAATAACCTAAATAAGTATCTGCATTCACAGAATAAAACTTAGGCGTCGTCTTAGCCAAAGTTGAAGAAAGAGGCAAAGTTTTAGCAGCATAATTAAGAATCGGACTATTAGCAATACGAAGCCAAGACATCAGACTATTAGGAAGTGCAGCACGATGATTAAACGGCATGATCTGACTGAAAAAAGCAGAAGTACCGGGACGCGGATACATAAAAGAAGTATAATTCGCAGAACCTGTATTATCTACAACGGCGGGAATAAAGTTAAACGTCAAATCATTCATATCGAACTTAGACGAATTAACACGCATTTCCGGATGATACAGCTGCAAGGGAACCCAGAACCGATGCAGCCGAAGCACATAGGGGTTGAACGATGGAACACCCAAAGGATTTGAACGAACATCAACACCTTGATGCAAAGTAACTCGATCACGAGCGTTGACAAACTGAATACGCACCGGATAAATAATACCCGGCGTAACAGAAAACGCCTTGTTCTCAGGCATATCATACCGAGAATAACCATTCACGGAATGAGAAATAAAAGGCTGTTTACCCATAAACTATTCTATTAAAAAAAGGATTAGAAGGATTAATACCAAAACAATCTACCCAAAAATCAATAACATCAGCAGTTACCGAAACAAAACGCTGCGGAACCTTTACCTTACTCAAAAAATCCCGAAGCTTCACAAGGCGCGAAAAACCTCCTTTAACAACACGGGAAAAGGAGGAGGGACTAAGGACCCGTGCAGCAACTTCACGAAGAAAGCCAAGAGCCATAGAATTACCGAAAACACCAGCATAGGTCCAAGCAGTAGAAATCTTACGAAAAAATAACGCATCTTGAGAAAGATATTTATCGTAGTAGCGAGGGATACGGTAACGATAAACAACACCGGTCTGATAATCCGTGTAAGACCATAGACCAGAAGTAACACCGGGAGCTTTAAAATCGCCCAAATAATCACCAACACCCGGTGAAACAAATTTACGATGATATTTACGATTCTGAAGAAAGTCATAAAGATTAGTATTTAATTTACCTACAGTAATAGGAAGAGACTTAGCAAAAGCAGCAGACTTCTCATCCATATAAACAGACTTGCCAACATACTTGACAACATACCGAAGACGCTTATCCGTAATAGATGCAATCCAAACAAAACCTAAATCCTTAACAGCTTCACGAATAGCATTATAAGAATAAGAAACATCCCAAAGAACGCCATGAAAATGAAGACGAGGATCACGACCTTGCTCCGGATGTACTCCAAATTCTTGAAAAACAGCATGTTTAATGGAATGACCAAAACGGCGGCGAATACGTTCAAACCACATGCGGATAAAAGAAGAAGGGTCCTGCAATGCACTATCGTAATACTCCGGAGCTATCGTAATCGTAACAAAGACAGAGTTGCGATGCAAAAACTTCTGATACTTGGTTTCACGCTCCAAACGAACATACCAATCATTGCGCTGCTGACGCAAACACTCCTCACAACGACCACAAGGAATCATAATACGCTGAGTAAAATAATCCCAAGGCCGATTCATCAGTAAAACCTTCCTATCAGTCAAGCCAATAGTTCGAGAACTATAAGCTCGATTTCTTATCCAAAGAGGAGACAGACACATCCTTTATATCAAAATAAACACCAGGATACAATTCAGTCAAAAAACGCAAATGATCTAAAGCCTGTTCATATGTCCGAAAACGACGTAGAACCTTAAAACACTTGCCTACACGCTTTCTTACAAAAAAAGGCGCATAGGCAAGCTCAAAACGACGATAGTAATCAAAACTCATAGAACCTTTCCTCCTAAAGGACGTACAACGATTCTCGCACCTCCTTTACCTCTAGTCTTCTTCTTTCTGCTCATACCTAAACAAACTAGCTTCATCAACCTTAATCAAAAGCAAACCTTGCAGCTGCCCGGAAGCAGGCAAGAGCTTCATGTCAAAAACGGAAGCACCAGTAGACATAAAGCGAATAAAATCTGTAAGCGCCAATTCAGGCAAATAAAAACATCCTTTAGGCAAGAAAACAGTGCTATAGTTCAAAATACCAGAAATAACGGAATCTTCAAAAAACACTGACTGAGCCGGATCAAAGTTTTTAAAGGAACCGTCCGGTTCATCCTTACCAAAAGAAACCAGATAACCTCCATTCGAAAGAGGATAATTCGAAATCAACACCGAAACAATCAAATCGGATTCAGAAACAGAAGACTTCTGAGTGTCTTCACTAACAACATTTGATAACATAATAGAATAAGATTTAAAGTTCAAGGGCGAAGATAAACATAAAAAAATTAAATCCAAAATTATTAACGACGAAATTGACGACTAGTTGTAGAAGTATGCTTAGTCCAACCTGCACCGTCTGGACTAGGAACTAAATCCTCAGTAACATCCTCAAATCTCTGCACAGGAGGAGCCGAAGACAGAACCTTTGCTCCTGCAACATGTCCAACAGAAGAAATAGCTCCACTAACAGCAGTATTAACAATACTATAGCCGAATCGGTTCTTCTCAGAGCGAAGCTCCCAACGATTAGTATACATATCATATTGAAAATCCTGCAAATCAAGTTTCATATATTCTCTGCGAATTTCCTTGCCGGTCATCTCAACAGTACGCTCAACCTTTCCCTTCTCGTTGATAATAGGAACTTCAACCTTCGTATTCCAATTCACGTCAAACCAATTCTCCAAATCATCTGCCGTCAATTCATTCACACGGGAAAGCTGCTCCTGATTAGAAGCAGAAGACTTCAAATAAATAGCCCGAGCAGTCAACAACTGCAATTCTGCTTCAATTTGATCATCAACATAACCGGTACGAGTCTTAAGCTGATAATATTCTTCCTTAGCCTTGCCAAGATTAGCCTTAATCAACTCAAAATTATAACCGAAAGCAGCATCTTTCAACTCGTTATCAATAGAATAGGACAAAGCTATAGCAGTATTCAAACTTGCACGCGAAGAAGATTCAGTAATTCCAGCTTCAGCCAATCCTGCCTGCGCCTTCATCAAACGTTCACGCAAAGATTTATCTAAAGTCTGAGACTTATACCAATCAGCCTCAGCATCATTAAGAGCAGCTGCCGAACGCTCACGCTCCTGCTGAGCATCTTTCAACTGAATATCTGCATACGCAGAAGGATTACCAGCCAGAGCAGCAAGACCACCACCGGAACCAGTAGCCACAGGACCATGTCCAGACGGAGCACCTCCGCTGGAAGTGGGAATAGTAGCAGAAACACCAACTCCAGACTGGCCAAGAACTGCAGCAGGATTCAAACCAGCAGCCAAATTACGCTCAAGAACTGCAGTAGGATCATTATACGCATTCTGATAATCAAACATCTGCTTGTCATGAGCCAACTGATATTCCGCAGACTTGGACATTTGTTCAAGGGCATACTGCTGCTGCAATGCCATTTCCTTCTGCTTATACTTCCAATTACGACGAGCAGAAATTCCACCGAACAAAGCATCAGCAATACCACCACCAGCAGAAGAACCAGCAGAACTGGCTGCATTCATACCAAGCGCCTGGCCCATCTGAAGAGCAAAAGAAACAGGTGGCATACTACGGAAGCTTTAAATTAGACCGAAGATCAACCTCAACCGTATCACAATGAACACCGGAAGAGCGATAAACAACCTTCCTAGAACATGAAGCTGCAAAATAAACAGACAAAGCCGTAAGAATGGAAATCAACAGTGTCCAAAAACTCTTCTTACGATAAAACGGTACCTTCTCCATAACAAAACAACAATAAGAAACCATAAGAAAATACGCTATCGAAACCGCAATTCGATATCCAAATCTGATGTTCGAAGCAAACATCAAAATCGGTCCGCGCACATATCATATATCATCCAGTAAAGGAATATGTAATTTTCTTTTAAAAACAATAAGTTTATACGGGCAGCACGCCGACTCCGTCGACATAAAGTGCTGATTATCAAGGTGCTAAACGCTACCTGCGGTGCGAGGCAGGAAGGTGGACAAGGAGCCGAAGGGAATACCTAAATACTCCCTTCGGGAACTCTAAACCTCATCAATCCTCTTTATCCGGCTTAGCGGTCGAAGACGAACGCTGCCGTTCAAGAAAGTCATCAATAACACCCTGTCCACTCTCCAAACCATCAAACTTGTCAATCCGTGAAAACGAATTAGGGTCAAAATCCAACGGTGGATCATAATCTTCACCTTTACGAAAATCAGAATCCGACGCCTGAACATCCGGACGACCAGGCAAAACATCTACAGAACCGGAACCATTCAAAACAGACATAATCCGCTCACCACGAGACCTATATTCCGGAAGGTCTTCAATCATATACTCCAACATATCAACGACTAGATAAACGAGTTGCAAAAGACTTGTTCACAAGATTCTTGACAACTACTTTGTACGACATATTAACAAAAAAATTATCCTCCATATCCGATGAAAAAGGATTATTAACAGTACTCAGATTAGTAAAAAGCATAGAAGGACTAACCTCATTCAGATTTGACGACAAACCTATAAGATAAAAATCACGCTGCTGCACCCAATAAGACTGCAGCGGAACAGAAGCCTTGGGAGTCAAAGTAGACTGCAAAGAACCTAACACCTCATCATAGGAAGAGCGGAATTCATTATAACAAGGCTCTTTAGCTACTGCCACACC